TCTCTTTGTGTATGGGTGCAGTTGGCAGGTTTTCTTGTTAGTCTTGTGGCATGGCCAATCCTGCTAAACCCCTTGAAGTAAAACGTGCTTTGGGCAACCCTGGTAAGAGAGCTTTGCCTGATGCTGATTCCACGATTTCTTTACACGCTGGGAAGGTTGAACCCCATCAACCTTTGGACTGGGCTGGGATGTTGCTTTGGAATCGTGTGTTTGGTGTTGGTCAAACTTGGATTAGTCCACAGACAGACGTTGAACTTTTGTTGCTGACTTGTAAGCAGTTAGATCGGCAGGTTGTGTTGGAGCGTATGTTTGTTGAGAAGCCTGATGACTTTCACGTTCACCGTCAGCTGCTTGATTTGGAAGGTGCTGTTGTAAAGAACTTGGGGTTGTTGGGTTTGACTGTTGATGCTCGTTCTAAGTTGGGGTTGGCTGAGATAAAGGCTGAGTCTAAGATGGAGCAACTTCGTAAACGTCAGCAAGAGCGTGAGCAGGTAATTGTAATTGACTCAAAGTAGTTGGCCACCTGCTTGGGTTACTCCTGCGAAACTTGAGTTTGGTTCTAAGGGTGCTGATGCCGTTGACTTTATCAATACCTTTGTAACGTTGACTAAGGATTCTATTGCTGGTGGTGCTGGTCAGCCTATAAAACTTAGAGCCTGGCAGGAACGTTTGCTGGAAGAAACTCTTGAACTTGATGAGCAGGGGCTGTTCAAGAAGCGTACTGCACTTTGGGGCATGGCTAGGAAGAACGGCAAATCGGCTTTAGTCACAGGGCTGGGGCTTTGGTTTCTTATCAATGGTGATGAAGGTGGTGAAGTTTATTCTTGTGCAGCTGAAAAGGAGCAGGCACGTATTACCTTTGGGGATGCTCGCAAGATTATTGAGCGTGAACCTGAACTTGCTGCGATGTGTAACATCTATCGGGATGTTATTGAAGTGCCTTCTACAGGTTCTATTTGGCGTGTGCTTAGTGCCGAAGCGTATTCTAAAGAAGGTCTAAACGCCAGTGCTGTAATCATGGATGAAGCTCATGCTTTGCGTGATCGCTCTATGTGGGATGTTATGCAACTGTCTATGGCTTCCAGAAGGCAACCGATGATGTTGGCAACTACTACTTGTGGTGTGAAGGCAGACTCTACTGGTCAAGACTCTACGGCTTATCAGTTGTATCAGTATGGGCAGAAGGTTGCTCGTGGTGAAGTTGTTGACCCTACGTTTTATATGGCGTGGTGGGAAGCACCTGCAGATAGTGATCATAGGCTTGAAGAAACTTGGATAAAGGCTAATCCTGGCTATGGAGATTTGAACTCTAAGGATGATTTTGTTTCTATGGTGGGTAGAACTCCTGAAGCAGAGTTTAGAACTAAGCGTTGCAATCAGTGGGTGTCTTCGCAAAATGCTTGGTTGCCTGCAGGTGTTTGGGACACGCTTGCTGAACCTAGTGTTGTTGTTGATGACATGGCTGAGATTATGTTGGGTGTTGACGGTTCGTTTTCTGGGGACACGACAGCCATTGTTGGGGTGACTGTTCCTAAGTCTGCCGATGATAAGCCACACGTTTTTCTTGTGGGTGCGTGGGAGAAGCAACCTGATGATTTGGATGATTGGCGTGTTGACACTTTGGAAGTGGAGCAGACTATTATCGCCTTTTGTCAGGCTCACCCTAACGTAAAGGAAATAGCGTTTGACCCTTTTAGGTGGCAGAGATCTATGGCTGTGTTGCAGGATTTGGGTTTGCCTATTGTGGAGTTTCCTTCTACTTCGCCTAGACGTATGATTCCTGCTTGTCAAAAGGTGTTTGATTCTGTGACTGAAGCTACGTTGACTCATGACGGTAATCCGTTGCTGGCTAGGCACTTGGATAACTGTGTTTTGAAGATAGATAATCTGGGTGCTCGTATCGTAAAAGAGAGCCGTAACTCGCCACGAAAGATTGACGCTGCAGTTGCTTTTGTTATCGCCTATGACAGGGCAACAAGTAAACTAGAAACGATGGCGTTGCCAGAGTTCTTTTCGTTCTAAGGATGAATGTGTTACCTACGATTTTGCAGGCACTTGGTATAGCCCTTGTTGCTGTTGGTGCTGGTTTAGTTTTCATTCCTGCAGGTGTGGTACTTGCTGGAGTTGGTGTTTTGTTGTTTGGTTTGGCTTTAGATAAGGGTGACAAATAATGCTTCGTAATCTTGCTGGTGGTGAGTCTAGGGCTATAAGTTTTCAGAGCTTGTGGGGTGCAGGTGATCTGACTTCGTTTGAAACACAGTCTTCAGCGTATGTTGACTACAACACTGCTTTTACTGTGAACGCTGTTTGGGCTTGTGTGTCTTTGATTTCTGACACTGTTTCTGCGTTGCCTGTTGACACTTATGTTAGGCGTGACGGTATTGCTTACCCTTACAGGCCGAAGCCTACTTGGGTTAGTAAGCCTGATATGGCGATGCCTAGTGTGGCGTTTTGGCAGCAAACCATGATTAGCCTTTTGGTTGATGGTAATGCGTTTGTGCGTATGTTTAGGGACAGTTCAGGGCAGATTGTGAACATGGTTGTTTTGAACCCTTTGAACGTTCAGGTTAGCCGTAATGCTTTGGGGCAAAAGTTTTACACTTCTACTGTTGAAGGTAACAAGGTTTTGTCTAGTGATGAGATGCTTCACATTTCTGGTTCTATTTTGATGCCAGGTGAGTTTAGGGGCAAGTCACCGATTGACACTCTAAAGGAAAACGTTGGGCTTGCGATTAGCCTAGAGAGTTTTGCAGCTCGTTTCTTTGGTCAGGGCACTTTGACTCAGGGCGTTATTGAATACCCTGGAGCGTTGACAGCTGAGCAGGCAGAGAACTTGGCTAAGTCTTTTGACCGTCAACACAAGGGTTTCCGTAAGGCACACAAGACAGGGATTCTTTCTGGTGGTGCAGTGTTCAAGCCAACTACTATTGCTAACGATCAGGCTCAAATGCTTGACTCTCGTAGGCTTGCTGTTGAAGATGTGGCTAGAGCGTATCGTGTTCCTACAGACATGATCGGTTTGAACAACGGTGGGCAGAGCTATAACAGTATTGAGCAGAAGCAGATTGCTTTTGTGACTCACACGCTTAGACCTTGGCTGGCGAAACTGGAAGATGCTTTTAGTTCGTTGCTACCTGATAACGCTTATTTGGCGTTTAGCACTGATGACTTGCTTCGTGGAGATTATGCGACACGTATTGAAGGTTATGCGAAGCTACTGCAAAACGGTGTGTTGAGCACTAACGAAGTTAGACGTAAAGAAAACATGAGGCCTATTGATGGTGGCGATGTTGTGCGTGTGCCACTAACTAACGTAAACATTTCGGCTGCTTCGTTGACTGAAGATGAAACTAAGGTTGACATGGCTCAGAAACTTATTGCTTTGGGCTTTGTGCCTGAAGATGTTTTGAAGTCACTAGGGCTGTCACCGATTCCACATACAGGCTTGCCTTCAGTGCAGTTGCAAAACCCTACAACTATCCCTGATGGTAGTTATGAAACAGGTGCGTAATGCCTTACTTTGTTGAGCAGACTGAAGATGGCTGGGCTACGGTCAAGGATGATGGCGAAGTTTTAGGTTCACACGCAACTAAGCAAGAAGCGATAGATCAGATGGTTGCTATCAGTTTGGCTGAAGGCATCCCTGTTGGTGGTGAACGTGCTGTTGACCCTGATGAGAGTTTTAGTCCCCCTGCAGGTGTTGCTGTTGCTGCTAAACGTGCTTTGGCTTGGATTGCTGAAGGTTTGGCTGGCGATGGGTTTACTGATGTTGGTAGGGCTAGGGCTGTTCAACTTGCTTCGGGTGAAGACATTTCGGGCACAACTGTAAACAGGATGATTAGTTTTTTTGCACGTCAAGAAGATTCGGTCAAGGGTGCTACAGGTTTTAACAGTGGTGAAGAAGGTTATCCTACGGCTGGGCGTGTGGCTTGGGATGCTTGGGGTGGCGATGCAGGGCAGTCTTGGGTGAACGGTTTGCCTGACGGTACTAGGAATGGTTTAGATTTGATAGTAGAAAACTCTAATGAAATGGAAGATAGACAGTTGGAAGATTATTCTTACACGAAGGAAGAACTGCTTGCTAAGGTTAGCGAGTTGAAGGGTGAAGTTTTAGAGCTTGTAGGTAAGTTGGCTAAGACTGTAGATCAGGTTTCTGAACTTGTTGAAGCTGTGGCTGAACCTGTTGAACTTGAAGATGTAGTTGAACCTATGGATGTTGAAGATGTCTTGGAAGTTGACAGTGTTCGTTTTGTTGACCCTTCTAAGGTTGTTGAGTTGCATGAGCGTGGGGAGCGTGTTATGGCTGGTATTGAGCGTAGAGAGATGCTTCATGATTTAGAGATTCGCCAGGAAGGTGATGGCATGACTCTTAGGGGTTATGCAGCTGTGTTCAATAGCCCTTCACAGCCGTTGCCGTTTATTGAAACTATTCAGCGTGGTGCGTTTAGGGATTCTTTGAAATCTCGTAACGATGTGAAACTGCTTTGGAATCATGACACTAGCGTTGTTTTGGGTTCTACTCGTGCAGGTACTTTACGTCTTATGGAAGATGAGCGTGGCTTGCTTGTTGAAGCCGATTTGCCTATGACTCAGGCTGGAAAAGATGCTGCGATTTCTATTTCTCGTGGCGATGTAACGGCCTTTAGTTTTGGGTTCCGTATTCCTGCAGGTGGCGATGAGTGGGCTAACGCTAATGAGCGTTTGTTGAAGCGTGTGAACATTCATGAAGTTAGTGTTGGGGTTGCTTTTCCTGCCTACACTGCAACGGATGGAACTGCTAACGTTAGAAGCATGAATGAACTGTCTGAAAAGATTATCCGTCTTGCTGAGTTGCGTGGCGTTTCTGCCGAAGAACTAACTGATGCTTTGTTGGCTTTGGAGTCTGGTGAAGAACTTACTGAACGTCAGGGCGAACTGCTAACTGACACTTTGGGTAAGGTTCTAAAGAAAGACCCTGAAGTTACTAACCCACAGGCTTTGCTAGATCTAAAGAAGAAGCAGCTTGATTTGCTGATGCAGCGTGTATAGTAGTTAGGTAAGCAGTTTCCTCTCGTTCTCTGTTTGCCTAAAAAAGAAAACTAATTCTTTCCCCCTGATTTGTCCCAGGGGGTTTTCTTTTATGCGTGTGTATAAACGTGTTGTATAGACTATTTATGTCAGGAGCGTTTATCCCCTGATCGGGTTATGTGAGTTTATCTCTGAACCTAAAACAATCCCTTACATTTATGTTCTTGAAAGGAACAAACCATGAGCGAATTTATCGCAAAACAGGTTGATGCAAAGGCTAAGGCATGGCACGAAGCTAAGGAACTGATTGATTCAGTTGAAGCTCGTGGTGGCGTTTGGTCTGGCGAAGATGAAGCAAAATACGCTTCTCTAACTGCCGAAATCAACAAGAGAAATGAACTAATTGAGCTAGAGCAGCGTGAAGCTAAAGTTGCCGAAGCTATGCAGTCAGCATCAGTTGACTTTGCTGGTGCAAGTGCCCTGAACGGTGATGCAGAGATTCTTCGCAAGATGGTTTCTGGTGAAGTTCGTGGACACGAGTTCAGAGCAATCACTGGTTCTTCTACTGGTGCTCCAGTACCTACATCTTTCTACAATGAGATTGTTAAGGTTGCACGTCTAGTAAACCCACTACTTGAGTACGCAACTGTAATCAACACTGCTGGTGGAGAGAACCTACAGATTCCATCTCAGGCAACTTTCTCAACAGCAACTATCGTTGGTCAGGGAGTTTCAATCGGAACTTCAGAGCCTTCATTCAACGCTTTCACAACTCTTGGAGCATACAAGTTCTCAGCACTAGCACAGCTATCTCGTGAACTTATCCTTGACTCAGGTGTTGACATTATTGGTTTCTTGGCTGAACAGTTCGGTAACGCTCTGGGCTTCAAGATTGCTGATGAGATTGTTAACGGTACTGGAACACTAGAGCCTACAGGTTTCCTTCCTGTTGCTGGTACTGGTGTTACTGGTGCTACTGGTGTTGCTGGTGCGTTCACTGCTGATAACGTCATTGACTTGATTTACAGCCTTGATGGTTCACTACGTAACAGACCTTCTTTCGCTATGCTTGCAAACAGCACTTCTATTGCAGCTCTGCGTAAGCTGAAGGACACTGCAGGTAACTACGTGTTCCAGGTTGGTGACTCAAAGGATAGACGTGATCTAGTTCTTGGTGTTCCAGTAATTGAAACTCCTGCTATGCCGAACCCTGGTACAGCTGTGAACTCTCTTGCTGTTGGTGACCTAAAGAGCATCTACATCCGTAACGCTGGTGGCCTACAGGTTGACAGAAGCGATGACTTTGCTTTTGGTAATGACCTTGCTACTTGGAGAGCTACTTGGAGATTGGACTCTGCTCTTGTGCAGACTGCAAACATCAAGAAGTTCCGTGGTGGTGCAAGCTAGTCTTTAGCTAACAAAAGATTTCACCCCCCTTATTTGGTGCGTAGGCCAGATTTGGGGGGTGTTTTCTATTAGGCTGGGGGCATGACTAAATCAACTATTTCTTGGTACAGCAACTCTCTAAATCAGCCAACAGGTTACGGCACTCAATCTAAGCAGGTCATTCAAAGGCTTGTGAAGGATGGGCATAAGGTTGCCATGCTTTCTAACTATGGTGGTGAAGGTGTGAACAGCCTGATTGAAACAGGGTCAGGGCTTATCCCACATTATTCCAGGGGAATGAACCAATACTCTACTGACGTGCTTCCACTAAATCATGCTCACTGGAAAAGTGAAAACCCTAATCTTCCTGCGTTCCTGATTACGCTTTACGATGTTTGGGTTTTAGATAACCCTGCTTTGGACAGTATTCCGATTGCTTCTTGGACTCCGATAGATCATAGCCCTGCTCCTGAAAAGGTTTTGGCTTGGTTGAAGAAACCTAATGTTACGCCTATTGCTATGAGCAAGTTTGGTAAGGCCATGATTGAAAATGCAGGGTTAGAGTCTGAGTACATTCCACACGCTATTGACACTAATCTTTTTAAGCCTACTGAGTTGCTTCCTGAAGGTAAGTCTGGGCGTGAGTTTGTTGGTGGTACAGATAAGTTTGTTGTGGGCATGAACTTTGCTAATAAGGCTGGTGGCTTTATTCACCGTAAAGCTGTGGCAGAAAACTTTTTGGCTTTCGCAATATTCGCAAGCAAGCATGATGACGTTATTTTGTATTTGCATACTGAACCGTATGGCAAGCAGTCTGGGTTTGTGTTGCCTAACATTTTGCAGGCTTGTCGTGTTCCCCCTGAAAAGGTGATGATGGTTGACCCGATTGCATACCAGTATGGGATTAGTCAGGAAACTTTGGCTGCGATTTATTCGGCTTGGGATGTGGGCTTGTTCTGTAACTATGGTGAAGGCTTTGGGATTCCACAGATTGAAGCTCAGGCTTGTGGTGTGCCGATTATTACTTCTAACTTTGCAGCTTCGGCTGAACTTGCTTCGCCTGATTCGTTCCTAGTCAATGGGCAACCGTTCTGGGATGCAGGGCAACACACTTGGTTCAACATTCCTTTGGTGTCTGGCATTGTGGATGCGTTGGAGCAGGCGTATCAGCGTGGTAAGGGTGAGTTCCCTGATACTGTGGCGTTTGCTCAGGCTTATGATGCAGATAAGGTTTACAAGGAGTCTTGGAAGCCGTTGATTGAGAAACTATCTAGCAAGTGATTCCTGTTTTAGGTTTCCTTACTTACTCTAGGTTTGACCTTGCTGACAGGCTGTTGGCAAGCATAGATTACCCTGTTGAGCATTTGGTGATTGTAGATAACTCAGGTAAACGACAGTATGAACCTAAGAAGCCTGACCTTGTAAAGAACTTGTGGTTACTGCAACTGCCACATGGCTTAGGTTATTCGGGGGGACTAAATCTCATAGTCAAATCAACTCCCTTTGCACCGTATTGGGTGCTTGTGAATGATGACACTGTTTTTCAGGCTGGAGCGTTGAAGAAGATTAGTGAACAGGTTGACACTGATGCCATCAACTTCCTAAGCATTATGCCTAAGTGGAGTGGGTTTGTTTTGGGTGAAGGTGCAGTGTTGAAGGCAGGTTTGTTTGATGAGCGTTTTCACCCGATCTACTTTGAAGATAATGATTATGAGCGTAGGTTGATGCAGTCAGGTGTGAAGGCTAACTTTATCAACGCTGAGATTGCTCACGATAACTCAAGCACTTTGAACTCAGGGTTTCACAGTCAAAACGATAAGACGTTCCAGGCTAATCAACGGTTGTATCAATCTAAGGTTGCAGCTGATGACTTTACGGCTGGGGAATGGGATTTGGGTATTAGAAGGGTGAACGCTTGGGAAAGATAATAACCATACTGCTATAATCTAGTTATAGAAGAAAGGTCATTATGGCTAAGGAACTTGTAAATATGCAAGGCCGAACTCATGGCATAGGTGGGTATAACTTTGGATGTCGTTGCGATGTGTGTAAAGAAGCCAAAGCTGTAAAGCGTAAAGAATACGCTTCAAGTAGGGCTTGGGAATATAGCAAGAGTTACATGGCAAGACTCAAAGAAAACAATCCCGAAAAGTATCGTGAGCTAAGAGATAAAAACAATTCTTACAAAAAGAAGAAGTTTGCCGAAAATCCAGAATTGACTAGATGGGCAACAATTCATAAAAAATACAAGTTGACTCAACAAATGTATTTAGATTTATTAGAGCAACAAAATGGATTATGTGCCATATGCAACTTGCCACCAAATAGAAACTGGTTAGCTGTAGATCATGACCATAACTGTTGCCCTGGAATAAAAACTTGTGGTGATTGTATTAGGGGCTTGCTTTGTGGCTCTTGCAACGCTTTTCTTGGTAGGGTTAGCGATGATGCTAGTTCTTTGATTGCATACCTTGAAAAGTATGCTAAGGAAGGTGATGCCTAATGTCCATCGTTTATACTGGTGGCACGTTTTGACTTGTTTCATAGTGGTCATGTACGCTTCCTGAAGGCCTGTAGAAGCCTTGCAGGGGATGATGGTGTTGTTGTTGTGTCTTTGAACCAAGATGCCTTTATACAGGCTTACAAGGGCAAATCGCCTATCATGACGTTTGATGAGCGTAAAGAAGTGTTGCTGGGTTGCAAGTATGTTGATCGGGTGATTGCTAATCATGGTGGGGCTGACAGTAAACCTGCGATTGAAACGGTTATGCCTGACTTTATTGTTATTGGCGATGATTGGGCTAGGCGTGACTATTATGCTCAAATGCAGTTCACTCAGCGTTGGCTTGATGACCTTGAGATACAGCTCGTTTATGTTCCTTACACTCAAGGCATTTCAACGACAGATTTGAAGTCTAGGATAATAGGCAACCCGATAAACTAGGTAAGACTTTAGGAGTTTATTTTGGCCGTAACAAATGGGTATTGCACTCTTGCAGATGTCAAAGCTGCACTTCGTATAACAGACACTATTGATGATGCTCTTATTGAGAACAGCATTAACTCTGCTTCACGCATGATTGACCAATACTGTAACCGTTACTTTTATTCAACGCCTGCAGGTGAAGTTCGTTATTACAAGGCTAATGATGGGTTTGTTTGTTGGATTGATGATGCTCAATCTATAACTCAGATACAGACTTCAAGCACTGATCCGATTATTTTTGACACTACTTGGGAGAGTGGCGATTATCAGGTTTTACCTGCGAACCGTTGGGCTAATGGTGCTTACTATCCGATAACAGGTATAACTGCGACAGATAACTATTTATTCCCTGTTTGGGCTGACATGGCTTTGGTCAAGGTGACAGGGCAGTTCGGCTGGAGTGCAGTTCCTGACCCTATCAAGTTTGCTTCTATCATTCAGGCTTCAAGACTGTTCAAACGCCTTGAATCTCCGTTGGGTGTTGCAGGTGTTTCAGACATAGGCATTATGCGTGTTGGGGCGAACATTGATGGTGATGTTGCCCAGTTGTGTAATCCGTTCCGTCTGCTTAGAACAGGGGCATAATGTCTATCAGCTTGCTTCGTGCAGGTTTGGCTAAGAATCTGCAAACTATAAAGGGTTTGCGTGTTGTTGAAACTTTACCTGACCTAGTGAATCCCCCGATGGCTATGATTGGCCTAAATAAGGTTACATACAATCAACAGAATCAGCGTTCTATGGCTGAGTACACGTTTCAGGTTACTGTCGTTTTGGGGCGTGTGTCTGAGCGTACTGCTCAAGCTGCGTTAGATGTTTTAGTTGCCCCTGGCGAAGGTTCAATAAAGTTTGCTTTGGAAAGTGATCGGAGTTTGGGTGGTAACGCTTATGAAGTGTTTGTGCCTGAACTGTCTGCTTACGGAGCAGTTAGTATCAACGGTATAGACTATTTGAGTGCTGAGTTTTCAGTACAAGTTTTCGCAAGATAAGGATAAATAATGGCAATTTTTGTCGCAACAGATTTCAACGTTTCAATCAACGGATCTACTGCACTTGCTTCATACCTGACTCAGGTTGAACTAAAGGCTACAGCTACCGATGTGACCACTACTGCTTTTGGTAGCACTTGGGTTACTCGTGTTGCAGGTCTGCGTGAAGGTTCACTAACTCTTACTTTCAACCAAGACTATGCTGCAGCAACTGTTGATGCTACTTTGTGGCCTTTGCTAGGTGCTAACGCAACAGTAGTTATCAAGCCTTCTTCTTCAGCTGTAGGAACTTCTAACCCTGCATACACTGCGATTTGCTTGGTCACAGACCTAACTCCTGTTTCAGGGCAGGTTGGGGACTTGGCTACGCTAAGCATCACATGGCCTACTACAGGTGCGATTGCGAGAGCGACAGCCTAATGAATCAACTAAACCTACGCATAGAGTTGACTGATGGAACTGTTATTGAAGTTCTATCTTCTGCAGGAGATATTGTGAAGTGGGAAGATCGCTTCAATCTTGGTATAGACAAACTCGAGAAGGTCACACATCTTCTTTATCTTGCATGGCTTGCTGTAACAAGGCTGAAGAAAACTGGCGAAGACTTTGATGGCTGGATTGAACTGGTTGCCAAAGTTGAGGTTGCAGACCCAAAAGAATAAGCAGTTTGGGTGTTGATTCGTATCATTGGTTGATTGCGAATCTATCTGTTGCTACTGGTATTGCCCCTTCAGTGTTAATGCTTGAATCTGATCGGATGATAAATACCATGTTGTTTGCCTTACAGTATCAACGGAGTGACAATGGCTGACCGTAACGTTGTCTTTGATGCTAAGCCTGTTCTAAAGGCGTTGAATCAGCTTGAGCCTGGTTTGCGTAAACAAATGTTGAAAGACATGAAGGCGATTACTAAGCCTGCGATAAGTGAAATCAAAAGCGTTATTCCTGCTACTGCCCCGATGTCTGGTATGAGTGTCAATAGGACTACTACTGCTATGGATGACAGAAAACTAAACAATAACGGTGAAGGCCGTTTGAGTTGGACTGGTGGCAAGTATAAGAACAGAGTTATTGCTCCAGATAACGTTATTCCACGTTTCACTTCTGGGCGTTCACGTACTAGAGCTGTGACTAGCCTGTTTGGTATTTGGTTGCGTTCCCCAGGTGTTGCGATGGTTGCCACTGCAGGTAAAGGCTCAGGAAGACCTAAGTATGCAACTACAAGAGAATACCCTTACAAGGGTGGTACTCGTAGGCACAAGAATAATGGTCAGGGTGAAGCGTTGATCCGTAAGGTCAAGAACACAGGTTTGTTTAACTTCTTTCTTCGTGCAGGTGAGAAGCAGTTGCCTAGTATGGAGCAGGAAGTAAAATTGACTTGGAATAAGTATTCCAAACTCGTAAATAGAAGGCTTGGCTAATGTCTGTAATTATTAAACTACTCTCAAAGTTTGATGACTCTGGTTTGAAGAAGGCTAAGTCTGGGTTTGGTGGGCTGACTAAGACTCTGGGTGCTATCGGTATTGGCTTTGGTTTGAAGCAGATGACTGATGGCTTGTTGGATGCTGCGAAGGCTGCTTCTATTGATGCGAAGTCTATGCAGTTGCTTAACAATCAGCTTGTGCGTAACGCTAACGCTACTAAAGCACAAGTTGCACAAAATAATAAATTCATAGATTCTTTAGCACTCCAAGTGGGTATTGCCGATGACCAGTTAAGACCTGCTCAAGCACGTCTTGCGAGAGCCACAGGTTCAACAGCGAAGTCACAAGAGTTACTGAAGTTAGCGTTAGATGCCAGTGCCGTTTCTGGTAGGCCTTTAGAGTCTGTGAGCACAGCGTTAGCCAAAGCCTTTAACGGCAATACAACTTCCCTAAAGCGTATGTTCCCTGAACTGTCTAAATCTAAAGACATTATTGGGGATTTGACTAAAGCAGTGAAGGGTGCAGCTCAAGAGCAGGCAGACCCTTTTGCTCGTATGAATGTTGCGTTTGGTGAGTTGCAAGAAAAGTTAGGGTCAATCATTCTGCCCTACATTCTGGACTTTATAGATACCATGATGAAGCCTGGTGGTGCGATAGATCAGGTTGGAATGTTCCTTGAAGATGTGTCTAACCCTAAGACTGAAGCAGGTAAAACTTTTATTCAAGTCAAGGATGCTATCAATTCAACTATTGAAGCTGTAAAGACTTTCTTTGGTTTCTTTGGTGATGGTGATGCTGTCAAGGGTTTCGCAAATATTGCTACTAGCCTTGTAAAAGCGTTGCCTGCACTTCTTGCACTAAAGGGAATCATGATGTTGGCTTCTGGTGGTAAGGCTATTGCTTCTCTAGTCAGTGCGATAAGTATTCTTAAGGGTAATCCTGCTCCAAGTGTTCCCCCTGCTGCCGTGTTCAATCCTGCTACTGCCATTGTTGCTTCACAAGTTGGAACTTATGTTGCTGCTTCAGCAGCTCAAGAAATAACAAATAAGGAAGCCGTCAAGAAGGGTGTCACGTTTGACATTGTTTCTGCAACCTTTACAGGAAGCATGGCTTTGCCACGCCCTTTAAACCCACAGCCTGGCGATCTTCTTGGTTTGCGTGGTAATAGACCTACAACTGTAAACATCAACGTAACTAAGGCTGACCCTAAAGCAACTGTTGATGCTTTGAGTGCTTATTTGAAGCAGAATGGTAGTTTGCCTGCACAACTATTCTGGAACGCTAGAAACTAAATCATGCCGTTACCTACCTACCTTGTTGAGTTACAGTTTGGATCTAGTGGTTACGTTGATGTTACTCAGTATGTTCAAAACGTCAGTATCAACAGGGGTATAAACCGTAATCTTGATGACTTCAGTGCAGGTAGCGTTTCAGTTACTTTTGTAAACAATAATCGTGTCTTTGACCCACTAAACACTTCTTCGCCTTTATGGTATGGGGCTGGGGGTTACACTATCGTTCAACCTGCAGGGCGTATTCGTATCTCTAGCAACGCTGTTAGACGGTTTACAGGGTTTATTCAAGACTGGGATTTTGCTTACGAAGACTCAGGCTTTGACGGTCAAGCAACGCTTACAGCTTTAGACCTTATGTATCGTGTGAGCAACGCTGCCTTTACAGGTGGCACTGCTTGGCAGGTAGAGTCAACTTCTGACCGTATCAAGACTGTCATGAACTATAACGGTTTTGGTGCTTTTGAATACGCTGGAGTTCGTGGTGGCCAGACCTTGCTTGGCTATGACTCTAATAACCCTGGCGATAACGTTTTGGCTTACCTACAGAATGTGGCTAGAAGTGAGCCAGCAGACTTTTACAGCAACGCTTCAGCCGTAATGCAACTAAAGGATCGTAGTTTCACTAACTATGTGTGGAATAACACTATGCGATATAACTTTGTTGCTTACCCTGCAACGGCAACGCTTATCAGTAACGATAATCTAAACACTGGCTGGAGTTTGATTGGTTCAGCTACCAGTGCTATCCCTAGCCTTTATGGTGGACAGTTGTGGCGTGGTGGAACTGTTGTTGATGTTGAAGTTCCTTCAGACTCTATCGTTGGATTTGAATACAAAGACATTACCCCTAGCAGGTATAACGAAACAGGTTTGACCTACACTTTTGCAGGTTCACTTCGTGGAGTAAATGGAACATACAACATCAGTGCGTTTCTACTAAACAATGATGGTGGCGTTCAATCTTCTACTGCAATCACTGTTTCTTCTACTGCAACAACTCAATGGGTGAACTATCAGACATCTTTGACAGCTGCAGGAAGTGCTGTTGGTGGAGTTCAGTTTGTGGCTAACGTTACAGGTGGCACAGCGTTCACTGTGTATGGTGATGGGTTCATTATTGAGCCTGCAGGTACTAGCGTGAACTACTTTGACGGAACATACAACCCTTACACTTCTACAGCTACAACAGATTATGAAGTTGCTTGGAGTGGCGATGTTTATGCAAGCCAGTCAGGGTTACTCACAAGCGTTTCTTCTGCGATAACTGCCCCTACAGTCCCAACTTTTGCTGATGCTAATAGCCAGGGGACAGCCTACGGCAACGGCACAGGTATTCCCTTCACTAATCTGGAAGTTGTTTACGCTTCAGAGCAGTTGTATAACAAAGTTCAGGTTGTGGGGATTAACGCTACGGCTGTTGTTGAAGACACTGCCAGTCAGTTGCTTTATGGGTTACGTGGGTACGGTCAGACAGATAACCTAACAACTTCTACCAGTAAGCCTGCAAGTATTGCTTCAGCGTTTCTAGGTGAGTTCCGTATGCCAGAATATCGTGCTAATCAGTTGACTGTAGCGTTAGAGTCTTTGACTACTACACAGCAAACAGCCGTTCTAGGTATAGACATTAGAGATGTTGTTAGGGTGTGTTTTCAACCGTCAGCTCAGGGCAGTGTCGTAGATAAGTATTATCAAGTTTTGGGTATCTCTGCAAACGTGGATGTTGAACGTGATGCTGTAACACTAAATCTCGCTTCCTTAGATAATCTTTCGTTCCGTCTTGATTCACCTTATTTGGGTGTCTTAGACACAGGTACTTTGGCATAGTAAAATAAGGGTTTAGGAGAATAATTATGGCTGCAACTAAAGTGTTTACTATCGGTGAAGTATTGACTGCATCGGATCTAAACGGCAACTTTTCTAAACTACCTTTTGCTAGTGCAGGGTTTACTTATACTCAGGTGGCTACTATTGCTGTGAACAGCATCGCTACTACGGCTGTGGTGTTTCCTGCAGGGCGTTTCAGTGTTGCTCCCCTTGTAACTGTGTCTTCTAGTGACCAAATGTTGACTGCTTACGTGTCTGCGATTACTGCAGGTACAGCAACTATTGGGCTTAGGAATAACGGTTCAGGCACTTCGGCTGCTTCGGCTATTGTTACAGGGTTTGCTGTACAGATGACTTCTGGAACAGCTGCAGGCTAAAGGGGATGATTATGATTACTTGTAAAACTGTTGGTTGCCCTATGGGTGATGAGAAGCACACTCCACATCCTGACGGTATTCCTGTTGTGTGTTGTTTCTGTGCTCAGGAGTTGACTGCAGAATGAGTGAGCCTACGAAGCCTACTAATCAGACTTTGTTGTTGCAGATTGTTCGTGACATAGAGATTTTGAAGGCACAGAGTATTCAGATTCTTGATGCTTCACGTGATCATGAAGCAAGGATTAGAGAGTTAGAGAAGCACATCAACCGTAATGCTTGGCTTCCTGCATTGGTTACAGCTGTTATCACTTCAGGAGTTATTTTGGTTGTTACGAAAGGTTTAGGGCTATAAATGATAAATCCAGGCACATATAACATCAATGCTTATCAGGGTGCTAACTTTGACCGTACCTTTACGATTAGTCAGGGTGGCACAGCGTTGAACCTTACTGGGTACACTTCTGCCATGCAGGTTCGTGAAGCAGCCGATTCAACAGCAACACTTCTATCTTTGTCAACAGGTGGTTCAGGTATCGTGTTGGGTGGCACTGCAGGCACTATTGCTGTAGCTGTAACTTCAACACAATCAGCTGCTATCCCTGCAGGTTCTTTCGCCTACGATTTGGAGATAACTTCTTCAGGTGGTGAAGTTACTAGACTTTTACAGGGTTCATTCAACGTTCAAGGGAATGTTACTAGATGAGTGATGTAGTTGTTAGCGTTGTTGAGTCTGAAACTAATGTTGTTGTTTCGGAGCAAGATGTTGCTGTTGATGTAACTGAGAA